ATATAAGCTTGTCCAGATACGTTTTGAATCACGTTTTCCCAGCGAAGAGGCTGAACGCCGTACTCAAAGTCAGCGTCGTAAATATTTTGCGATTGAGATATTTTTAGCTTACCAACAACGTCACGCAGGCGTTGGGGAGCAATAAACTGTGCTGAACCATCAATACCTTCCCAATCCATTGTAGGTGTTTGTACACCTTGATTAGCAAAACCAATAGCGTTGGTATTGACGTTCCCTGATTTAGAAAAGAAATAATTACGTAATGACAGACCCATATAAACCCCTATTAAATCAAAGAAAGGGGGCTAATGCCCCCTAGCTATTAGTCGAAGTTACCGTATGGGTAAGCAGTACCTGTACCAATGTTGGTATCGGCTTGACGATAACGTACAGTAATACCAAACTGACCAGCAGTAGGAGCAGTCAAACCAGAAGCGGCTGCAATACCAATGGTAAATACCAATTGTGAGAAGAAACTTGGTTGTGTACCAGGTTGTGGGTTTTGAATATCAGAAGTTGTAGATAACAAGTTATTCAACTGAGTTGTTGAATAAGCTACTGTCTGACGTCCAGCTGTACCTGTAGTTGTTGTACCGATCGCAACTGAAGCATATGTAGGTGTACCGCCGTTAGCTGTTGTGCTATTGGAAATGTACATGTTAACGCCAGTAGGAGTTGCTGTAATACCAGACATTACAGTTGGCATGTCGATAATAAAATCTTCAATCTGACTCTGAATAGGTAAATACATAATTACGCCACGATAGACGTTTGTACCTGAATCAGCAGGAGGAGTTGCAGTTGTTGGGCCTGTATTACTAAATACAGAGCTAGGTGTATACAACTGAGCATTCTGATTAGGAACAGTGTTAGACATAACATACTGTCCAGAACCACCAGCATAACCTGCTGTTTGGTTACCTGTTGTTACTGCAAAATCAATATAACAAGTTTGGGTTAAAACTGCGTAACCAACGTCACGAAGAGGTCCAAAACGATTATCGCCAGAAAGAATTGGCCCTTCAAATGTACTGCGTCCCATGATATGAGTCCTTATGCAAAAGTTACCTTGTTAATCGTTGCATCGTCTGCTGGGCCAGTGGCAACAAGGTTGAATTCCCAGATAAATGTAATATACACTGTTTACACAATTTGTCAAGCGTTTAAACAAAAAAAATGGCCCCGAAGGGCCACCGACCGGGAAACTCCCAATCCGATTAATATGAGCCATAAACACCGAGTGGATCAGACCATCCGAATGAATAACGCTCTCTAGACTTGTAACGAACGTTTCCAGTGTCAAAGTCACCATCCATTGAATTCTGTAAAGGAATACGGACAAAGTGCTTGAGACCGTTAGGTACATCAGTTGTCAAGAACCAAGCATTTGGCGCTGTCAAGAAGTGATTGATTGTGTAGCCTTCTGGCACAGAACCGTTGTTCTCAATAGCGTTAATGTCGTTGTTATTTGTACCAACGCGCAGTTTTGTCTCTAACAAACGAGTAGCGACGAACTGTAATGCTGGTGGAATAATCAACTTCTTGGGCTTAGCTGCGATCAAAAGACCACGCTCATCTGTCCAAGCTGCAATCTGGATAACTGCATTTTCAATTGCAGTTTCGTTCAAGTCAGCAGGAGTAGTAGGAGTGTTGCCGTTTGTACCACCATTGATCAGTGGGTGAGCTGTGTTAAATAAAGAAACACCATCACCACCAACGTAAGAAGCGTTGAAACCGTTGTTGAGAACGGAAGCTGCTTTTACTTGCTTGGTGTAAGCCATAGCACGAGCTAGACCCTTGGTATAACGTGCTGACAAAGAGTCATACAAGTTATCTTCAATAGCTTCTTCTGTTAAAGAGAAGCCAAGAGCGATAGTTTCGTGGTTATAGCGAGCTGTCCATGCTTCTTGCGCATTGTCATAAGCGATGGCATTGCCCTCACCCTTGACTGGTGCTGCAGAGAATCCTGACAGTTTGGTTTCTTCTTCGAATGAACGCTCTGAGGTCTCTGTTTCGTAGATCTCTTTGTGCTCTTCGCCGTAACGTGCATACTCTAAACCGAACAATGCGTTCAAGCCTGGGAGCAGCTCTTTCAATAGTTGTGCGCGTGAAATAGCCATTTAGATTACTCCTTAGATTGAGGCATTAGGTGTATTGTTGTAATACTCATGTAAACCGAAGTTGATTTTCACCAATACTTCAGGATAGCAAGTAAACACAACAGTAGCGTTTGCTGGAATAGAGCTAACTGCTCCGCCTGGGGCTGCATTTAATGTTACGCTGGTACCACTTGTATAAGCAGAAGCAACATAAGAACCAGAGAAAGCAACAAATCCATTAGAGTCAAGGTAGCCAACTTCAGTACCAATTGGAATACTAGTATATCCAGAAGCAAAAGAAGTAATAGCAGAAGCTAAAGTTAGCGTTGTGCTAGTACATGCTGTACCACCGTTAGTACCAGAAGTAGCAACAGCTGTATCACGAGCCAAGTCAATAACACGCAAAGGCATTGCTGTGTTAGAAGCGCTTGGTAATGATGCAGATGTCAATGCAGCGTTCTTAGAGTTACCTGTAGCGGTAGAACCAGCCAAGTTAGAAACTGACAAGTTTTGACCGATAAACGCAGTAGAAGCAGATGCGATTGTTGTTCCGCCTTGTGAGCTTACAACAGCTGTTCTGAACACTGTATCAGGATCGTCTGTAACAACAGCAAACGCGTCACCAGCAAGAGTACCACCGGGCCAGTATTGGCTAAATAGTTTTTGCTTAGTTGTTGGGTTTGTGTAAGAACAGCCAAGGAAGATACCAACCATACCATAACCAGCACCACCGGTAGTGCTTCCAGCACCGGTAGTAACAGTCATACGTGTGATGGTACCAGTCAAAGAGATATTAACAAAGTCACCATAATAGATGTTTGTTGCATATCCGTACTGGATAGGAATTTGACGAGTAGAACCCGCAAACACCTGTCCACCAATCAGATTGATTGGCTTCAGCCCGTAAGGGGCAGATACTTGAGGAAAAGCCATTTAAATCTCCAAATTAAAAAGAACCTTTTCCAAAGGTCGTCGCAGACTTTCTCTCGTTAAAGATTGGCATACGAGGATCACTTTGGCGCATTAAATTGTTATCTACTGCTTGAGACTGAGCATGTGTTTGCTTTGCATAAAATTCATTAGCTTGGCGAACAAATTCTTCAGGAGTCTTACAAAGTAACAATCCGTCAATCTCAATACCGTCTTTAAAACGACTATCAGGATCAACTAGCAGTTTAAATTGTGGTTGCTCCGCGATGCCTACAGGTTCCCAACCTTCACGGAATCTACTAGAGATATTCTTGGGATCTGATTTACCGAGAGAAGCTACCCTAATCCATCTGTACGCGTAACCAGGCTGCTTATCGGGCTCTGGAAGTAATTCTGGTTGCTGCCACTGCTTAGGGCGCTCCTGAAGATTCCTAGATTCCATTTCACGCGTTAATCTATTTTTTTCTACTGTTTGAGTCATTTTGTTACCCCAATTTAACTTGTTCGCGAGCATATTGCTCATTGGTTAGTCCGAGTTTTTTAGCTAAAGCTTGTTGTGTTTTTGTAAGCGTGACTTGCTTTGGAGCAGTACTTCGCTTGGCAGACGCAACCACTGGACTGGATTTTGTTCGAGTAGGTTTAGTTTCCTCCTCGATTTGGACATTGAGGCCGAATTCTTCTGGGAACCGACGTCTTACTTCCTTGTCAATACTGTTGAAATATTCATCAGTACCAATATAAGCCCCGCCATATTTTTCGGCTAGTTCTTCATGAACGCCTCTGGCGTAACTACTCATACTTTTCTTTTTAGGGTCTGTAAACCAGGGGTTTCTGGACACCCAGGATGCGACCTTTGGATCCATCTGTTGTTGTGCAGCAGGTGGTGTATGGGTAGTTTGTACACTATTTTCATTAGTTTGTACAGTAGGTTTAAAGTTTTTTACTTTATCTAACTTCAGTTGAGCCCTAATTAGCTCTTGTTGAGCCTCTAAAAGCTTGTCACTGTCGCCAGAATCATACGCTTCTTTGTAGTTGCGTTTGGCAAGATCAACTTCTGATTCAGCTGAAGTTTTATAGGTGGAAATAAGTTCTTTCTCACCTTCTTGCATGACATTTTTCAAGCGCTTATTCTCATCTAGCACTCGTTGAGCCATCGCTAAAGCTTCTTGTTGCTCACGATACGCGGCTTCTTTAGCTCTACGCTCGTCATGCCAAGCCTTCTTGTACTGCTTGAACTTTTGCTTTACGTTTTGAGAATAGTCTTCGGCTTCATCTGCCGTCTCTAATTCTTCCTTAATCTTTTCAGGAAGAGGTTCGACATGTTGGTCTTCGGCGGGAGTGTCGTCAACAATCTTGACTTCGACTGGTTCATCGCCTTCAAACTTAATATCTATTTCTTCTTCTGCAGGTTTATTTTTAGACTCTATTTCGTCTGGAAATTGAAATGATTGCATGTTCGTTCCTCCTTAAGGACGATAAATTCCGCGTGGGTCTTCAACTACACCCTCGACAGAATCTTCATTGATCATACGGAATTCTCTTCCGTGGATTACCATTCTTGAGCCAGCGTTTGGTCTCACAAGAATAAAGTCTCCAACTGCGCACCAAGGTCCAGATGGATATCTTGTTTTATCGGTATAGCAGTCTGGTCCCATAGCCACTACGAATAAAACTGTGGTTAGCAATTCTTCATTCTTAATGGTTTCATCGGATTTGACAATACCGCTTGAGTACTCTTTCTCCTTTTCTGGAATTGCGCACAGTATTTTCCAACCTGCGGGCTTGGGCAATTGTGTTGCCTTTTGCTCTTGGGTTTTGTCCAATATATTGGACAAGTCTACCGCTTGCGTTAAATCAACCACGTTTGTATCAGTCATCTGATTCCTCTATTTGTTTTGTCAGGTCTGTGATGTATCTGCGCACGGTGAGCAGACCTGTAATTTCCCCACACATTGCACAGTATTCGGCATAGTCCTTGGCTGATCTAGAGCCAAGGGCTTCTTCAAGTTGTCTAACCTTTTCGTCGATTTTTTGAGCGACTAATTCGGTCAGTTTTGAGGTTTCATAGCTCATTTATTACCTTTTTTAGCGTTATTTTGTTGTTTTTGGGCTATTTGGGACTGTTTTTCAGCCTGCATTCTGGCTGTTTCTGCCTGTTTTTCTGCTTGTAAACGACCTGTTTCAGCCTGTATTTGTGCGTTCATCATCTGCGCATGGGTCTGATTTCTTGACATTTCAGCCTGATTTTGAAGCATAGTCATGTGTTTTTGGATGTCTACAGACGCTTTAAAGCCTTCAACTTCCTTTTGATGCTGTGCTTGCTGATGAACTGTGGCTGCTTGTATTGCAAGTTTTGCCCCTTCTGTTTTCTCGTTTGACTGAACTCTTGCTGCTTCAATCTGCAACTGTTGTGCTTTAAGTTGGGCATCAGATTGATCTTTCTGAGCCTTGCGTTGCAGGTCTTGTTGCTTAATCTGTAACTCTTGTTGTTGGAGTTGAATAAGCGGGTCTTGGGCTTGTTGTTGATTCTGTTGCTGTTGAGCTTGTTGTTGGTGTTGCTGTAGCAGTTTTTGTGCTGCTTGAGCCGCCATTTGAGATACTTTGACTTCCATTTCTGGAGACATATTCTCATCTTCATCAGGTTTTTCGTTGTATGCGGGTAATGTTGTACCCATAGTTTGCTCAAGCTCTTTGCGATACTCCATGCCCAAATGTTCTGTAATGTGGGCTGACATTGTTGCCATCAACTGTTGTGCAAGTTGTGGGTTCATGCCAATAATCTGCTGGATATGTGGGTCTTGCATTGCTGACATATGGACCGCTATGTGAGCCTTATGGTCTTGATATTGAAACGCTTTGACCGGCTTGTTACGCAATATATCTTGGTTTTCAGATACAGGATCACGTGGTTTAATATCATCTTCTATCGGCACAAGCTTCTGGTAATTCTTAATGCCAATCACTTCTAACATCTGACGATGTAATAGCGGAAGATCATATATCTGTGGTGCTGTTTGTGCTAGTTGTAGTGCAGCTTGATACTGAACAACTTTTTGAGCCATAGTTGCCGCATTTGGATCACTGACTGGGATGATGTTGACCATCTCATAGTCTTGTCTCTTAGCACGGCGGTTGCCTGAGTCTGGATCGTAGTCATACTCGTCTGTACAGTTCTCAGCTATGATTTCCTTTAGCAACTCGAACTCTTGACGCATTGCATAATGTATTCTGGCTTGAACAGCAGACATTGCCTTAAGAGTTCTCTCAAGGATAGCAAGCGTAGTTCCTACAGGAGAAGCCGCAGACATATCACTTACTTGTAGATCAGCTGCGCCAGCAAACTTTCTACCTTCTTCAATGATACTATTAAATAACGTAAAGAGGACTTGGCTTGGCTCTTTGTATGGCAACGGCATGATATTATCGCGCATGCTGCCTGACGGTACATCTACGTCACGAAACTCTCCAGGTGCTATAGGTGTGTCATCACCTTTCGTGCGCAAGCCTCTAGTTTTGAAGCCCCCAGGCAAGTTAGATAATGTACCAGCGTCCACAAGCTGACGAAGAATGCTAGTACCAGACTTAGCAAAAGCGCCAATAAGATGTATAAGTCCAAAAGCATAAAAACCAAACCCTGGAATATAAGGGTAATGAACAAAATGCTTACGTTTTTTATAAAGCTTATTACCTTTCTTCCAGTTCCTTCTGATCCCGAGTACATTGGCTGTTCCTTTGTCTATAGTAATAATGTAAGGCAATGCTAAACCTGTTGGTTCGCCTTCATCGTCAACGTGCTCAAACCCTGGTAAGTCCCACTCTACCTGCATCTCAAGTAGTTTGTATCTATTATCTGTCTCAGCTCTAAAGCCTAATTTCTCAGCAATTTTCTTCTCAACTTCATCAAGAACATTGCTTGGTTCACCAAGATCTATATCTCTATAAAACCCAGAGTGAATGAGTCTCTTCATCTCATTCTCAGTCTTTCTCATCACGTGGGTAATACGTTCTGCACTCTCAAGGTCTGACGCTCCGTATGGGACAACTACATCTTCTGCAGGCACATAGACTGATGTCTGTCTATCAAGATCAGGGTCTTCATATACTTTCTTAAACGCATTACCTGATAGTCCCAAGCCCCATAACATGCGCTCATGCTCAGGTCTATATTCTTTCATCACCTCAGTGATCTCATAGTTCATATCATCATGAACACGTTCTGCTGCTTCTTTTTTATCAGGTGTCTCTTTACCTATGATTGCTGTCTTGACAGGTCCCGCTGCAGGGAACGTCTCCATCATTGTCTCAGCTTGAAACTTCACAAGCGCTTCTGCAAGGAGTGGGTGGAACACACCACACGCGCCAGGCCAAGGCTCTATTCTCTCCTCTATCTTTAATCCAAGAAGTTCTAATCCGTCGGTATAAGTCTGTATCCATTCTTTACGTGAACCAAGGTCTGCTTCATAGTCGCTGATAAGTTCAGACGCTATTTTTAATAGCTCTCCTTCATTCATGTACTCAGCTAAATTATCATCAAATCCTTCTTCGTTTTGATCGGCTTTCTCCATGTGCATTGCAAAGCCAGGACCCTCAATATCTAATTCTTCTGGGTCAACGATATGAATCTCAAGAGGCTCTTCGCCTTCACCTAATTGATCTAGCCCTTGTGGGTTTTGATATAGTGCTTTATCTAACATATTAAATCCTTTTAGCTGTGCTGCCTTCTGGTTTATAACTATCTATTTGCTCAAAATTTACTTCTGGCATAGCC